CAAATCGTGTACGAAGTTTTTCTAAATATGTTTGTTTCTGATATACTTGTTCATCATAATCATTCCCATCTAAATAATCACCTGGATCTCTAAAAAATGGAAAGGCTGGTCTATAACCGCTTTTAAATCTAATAACATTATTATATTCTGTCGACCGGTCATCAATTAAATTTAACTCATCATATATAAAATCATCTATATTTGTTTTAACACGAATATCATCATATGTTAATCCACGCTCAACTAACATAATTTCCAATGTCTGATAATTAGGAATTAATGATGGTTCTAAATCTACAGATTGTACTGCAACTTCTACTTCGCCATTCATTAAATTATCATGAAAATCCCCAGATAATTTTACATTAGAAATAAAGTTGTCTTCAATTATTTCGACGTCTTCATTACCATCACCAAAAAACTCAAATTCTATATCTAGGTTACCAGTAATACGAGTTTGTTCTAGTTTATATTCTCTATATTTCGATCGGTTTATCATTAGTTAACAACCTTAAAATAAAAATCATCAAATGTTTGTATATCATCGCCACCATCACGTTCAATTTTTAATTCAATTTTATAATATCGTTCTGGCATAAATGAATCCATTCGCAATTTAAAGAAATTACCATTTGAATCGCAATCAATTCGCGTTCCATTATTATCATACTTTATTATTATATCATTTGTTACAGAATCGATAATACTATAAAACGATGATGTAGGTAATCGGTTATTAGTTAAATAAAAAGATTCTGTAGTATATGTTTTAGTTGGAAATTCTGGACGTACGCCAATTCTAAATTTTGAAATTTCAGATGTACGATATTCTGATTTTATATTTTTAAAATATGGTACATATGAATCAGCAGATATTTCAGCAGATCCGGTATCTGTAAATGTTGTATTGTTCCATACAACTTCAAGTCGCGGTACAAATATTGTATGCGAATTACGTCCAAAGAATTTAATACTTCCAAGTATATCTCCAGACAATTCATCAGTTACTGATCGTTTAATTATAAATCCATGATTTGAAATATCACCAATTACCCATTGATTAACAATATCAGTTACATTCATACGTATATCTGGTACTTGATTATTAAATGATTGAGAGGCTTCATATTCAGATCCTGTTACCCATGCACCACCACCTAATTTTTCAGAAGCTCCTTTTGATAAATTTTTACTATGAGCAGAACCAGAATTCCACCGAGTAGCTGTTTCTAATGAATCACGATAATACCATGATGCTCCTCTTGTAGTTTTAGGTGTATCAGATTTATATCCTTGACCAAATGCAAACGATTCGGATAATGGATATGCTTCTAAATTATATTGCTGTATTAAATCAGATGCATCCGACGATCTTAACGAAAGATATACTGATGCGGAATCAATGTGGTTACTTATAGCCGGTATTTTACCAGAATTAACTGCAGATGTAATAGCATCAATTTCAGTTCCAAAATCTATTAATATTCTAGAATTATATGTATTAGCACGAATCTTACCTTCAATTTTTGATCCAGATGCATTTTTAGTTAATTCTAAAATTTCATCAATTCCAGTATTTTGTTCTGGAAATCTTTCATATAATGTTGTATCTTTTTCTGCGTAAAATATTCTATACATTTAATCTCCTTAAGGTTTTATCACTCTTCCTTTTATATCACTATCTGGATATTTTATTTCAAATATACAAGGATCTAAAGAAGGATATAAAATATTATTTTTAATTGCTGAGTTTATATTATATGTATTTGAAGAATAATTACCTCCAACTTTATTTGTAAATTCAAAATTAACAACACTTTGTACGCCATCTACACGATCAACTGATGATATTAAAGAAGCAATATCTATAGGTCCATTAATTTGCATACGTTCGTTAGATAATATTGTTTTTAATGTTGCAATACATGATAATATTACTTCATTGCTATTAAAATTAGGCCGCGTTATAATTTCAAAATTTACACCTAAATTAATTACAAACGCCGATTTAATATTAATAGCATCAGTTAACATACGATATTGAGATATATAAGTTCTTATATTCTCTTTTAATGCTTGATTGCAACTAGTAAATTGCTTATCTGAATTATATGATAGTAAATATAAATTTAATGCATATGGATTATTTACAATTTCCGCAGGATATATTTTATCAGATGTATTAATTTGAGTATCACCTACAATATATGCCTTTGCAATAGATCCAAATCGAGTTGGCATTGCATAACATCTTGCAATATAATCTTCACGTGTAATTGCTCTATTTTGAGCGGCAAATGATGCCATGGCATTTTGTCTAATACTTTCTATATTATCTCGCGACTTTCCACCCGATGCCGGTTCCGGATTTGTTACTGCAATAGATGATTTAGAATCTGTTAAATCAACAATTCCAGAATCATTAGCATATGTTATAGAATTTATTTTTGTTATTGAATTAACACCAACGTTTTCTAATACTGAGCCACCTACTGTATATCGTATAGTCAATGTTGTATTTGATGGAGCAATACCATATGTACTAGTATATAAAAAGTTTGATGGATCTATAGCATCCGTAGTAGTTCTTTTCAAATATTCTAATCCAGATCCTACATTTTTTGGGTTTGGAATAATTTCTTCATCTTGATCCGCGGATACTCCGGAGCCAAATTGTATTTCTAATCGTTGATCATCACGCAACCGTGTAATATATCTACGCGGCGTTTTTCGTAACTTTAAAATATACGGTACAGTTGATCTATATTCAGATAATTCTGGATCATTAAATGAAATATTTGCAATATCTTCAAATGTAGTATCTTGTGCTAAATAATCTACATAATGCCATTTATTGTTTAATGAATCATTTATACTAATAATATTGATAACATTAGTATCCGGTAATACTATTTTATCGTATGGTTTCGGATCTGTAAAATCAAATGTCAATTCTTTTATTTCTCCGGATTCAACGTCAATTTGTTTTTTAAGAAGATATCTAGATACATTTGAATCAGAGTCAATTTCATATACCGAAATTTCAGGATTGTCGTTAAAATCAATAGGTTCGAGTGATCTAAATTTTATACCTTCTTCGCTTTCTAGCTCTATATTTGACTGAACTGATAAAGCAAAATTCATATCAGGTCCAGCATTTTCTCCGGAGCCGGATGCCATTACTAGTTGAAATACATCTAACTTGCATGTAGCCGGAGAATTTAATTTTGGCTTATACCCAAATAAATGAGATAATGCTAAAATATTTGATTCTTCTTGCGCAGAATTTAATAACGACTCGCGAAAAGATGTATCTGTATAATATGATAAAACATCGCCAACGTATGATGCCATTTCTATAAACATCATCCCAGGCGATGATTCGTTAAAATCTTGATATGTATCTGGAAAATAATTTTTTGCAAAGTTTATTAAATTTTGTCTGTATTGAGCAAAATCTTTATTTAAATATTTTACATCTTTTTTAATTAAGTTACTCATAATGTACCTCTACTTAATATCCATTACTAATTTGACGTAACTCTAAATCAGGTTCCGCTTCAGAAACTGTAAAAGTATTTTCAGACGCTAAAATATTAATTACCATTTCTGATCCAATATTTGTGATATTAAATGATAATTTAATTGATAATGTTTGCATATCATTGCTACTAGTTATATCAATATTATTAATAGTTATATATGGTAACCAATATTCAATATCTGCTCTTATACTATCATTTAATGATCTACGAACATCCTCAACGTTATTTTGAAAAAGCATGCTATATATATCTGTACCAAAATTTGGCTGCATATATCGTTCACCTTTTCTAGTCAATAATAAATTTTTTAAGTTTGAAACTACTTGTTCTTGAGTAGTATACGATTGAGAAAATACAATTTTACCACCAGTACTACCTGACGCATAATTTGTTGTAGGAGATTTAGCCTTACTAGAATTATTAAATGGCATAGTAATACCAATTGCAACATCTGGTTGAGTATTTCGTGGTTGATATTTATATATCGGTCTTGCCATTATCTAGTCGTTCTTTTTTTATCTATTGCTTTCATTAGTTTAGAATAATCTTTTGTCATTGCATTCACCGTGCTTGTAACAGCTTCATTATTCATGTTAATAGATTCACCGTTAATACCTGTTGTTGCCAATGGGGAATTAACACCATTTGATATACCAAATGCTTCTGCCATTTCAGATCGATAATTCATTGTATTCCATTCCGCTGCTTCCGGAGCGGCTGGCGTTGATGCGGTTTCGTTTAATAAATCATTTAACATTGAATTTTTTGTAAACTGTTTTTTTGCGATCAGACGATTTGGCATCGGATCTTCTGTGATTTGAGATAAGTTCATACCATGTTCAATTAATTGACCGTGGTTAGATTTTTGTTCGGTTAAGACTTCACGTACTGCTCCTTGAACTTCTTCTCTAATAATTTTTCGTAATAACTTTACAAATGATTTTGAGCTCATAGTATTATCCTTTTTAATAAATATGTTACATTAATAAATTAGGTTGATAATTAATTGAATTGATCTAACCGTGTCTGATATTCTTCGGTATCATATGATGTAATCTCACGAGTTGCTGCTAATATTGCAGATTGAGTATCAGATCTAACTGTTTTTTTAGAATCCAATATAATTTGTTCAATATCTACGCCTTCGTCTTTTGCCTCTTGAACTATTTTTTTTGACAAAAATGGAATATTCCATGTAGGTATAGTTGTACCAGACGGCGTAAAAATTGATTTACCTAAAGTCCAATTTATATATATAGCTTTTGCTAATGCATTGCATAAAAATTTTTTATCTTGTTTTTTAATACGTACAATGTCATATAACGGTTGTGTGCCTTTAAGCGGTGGTGGTGCAATACCAGTAAATAATCCAGCTGATATAGGAGACATTCCATTTGCATTTTGTTTAGCAAATGTATTTACTGCATCCTCAATGCCTTTAACTTTGCCATATATACGTGCTGAATTATATGCGCGCATTGCAGGAATGATACCGGTTACCGCGCCTAATGTGGGAGGAATGATAGTTAATGAGAACTTTGCTAATACAATACCTAATTTTAGACCATTTAATGGACTATTATTGTCTATTATTCCTTGAAGCTCAGCTGAAAGCCATGATGGTTTATTCATTATTGCTTCATCCGTTTTATCTCTGTTAATATCTTTGCAAAGTCAGCAATGTTTATAGGTGGACCAGAAGGACCGACGCCAGTAGGATGTGTCATTTTAGTTATTGCCGTTACCAATGCTTCTAATTGAGTTATAAGATTATCTACATCTACAGACCAATTTGGCGTTGATAATTTTATATCCTTTTTTGATGTTAATACTAATTCATCAGATTTAGCATTAAAAATTAGTCTATCGGAACTTATAATTACTTGAGGATTTTTATACGATGTTAATGGCTTAGTACCACGTCCAATTTTTTGTTGTGATAATTTTAAATTATTTATTTTTTGTGATGTTGATAGATAAATTAAACTAGAATCTTTATCGGGTTCTTCCTTTGTAAAATAATTATCTTTTGTTGCTCCATCAAAACCACATGTTAATGCAATAAAAGGATCGCCAATTGATGTACCTTCCCAAATTGGCGGTCGTAAATAATCATCTATTTGTTCATGTGTACTAGAAAATCTTAATGCAGAACCAAATCTATCTTGTAATATTATATCTCCTTGGTACGGTTGAATTGATACAATGCCTTTTTCATCGAATGATAATTGTTCTGGTTTTTTGTTTTTAGAGGTAGATGATATAGCATTTAATGAATATGAAGTTGATTTAGCTTTAGTATCTTGGATAAATGGCATTATCCCATTATTAACTTGTGCATGTGTATTTACGTACGGTAAATAATAATATTGTTCTTTTTTTGTATTTGGTGTATTACCATTAATTGCAGAAAATATAATTACTTGTTCACCGTATAATGGAACATTTAAATAATTTGCGTTAGCTGGTATTGCTATCACTTCGCTAGCTATTGATGATACTGTACTTCGTAAACGCACACGGACAGATCCAGGAGGAAAGTCTACATTATTATTGTCCTGAAATTGATCATATTGAATTGGATCATCTTTCCGTACTACTTGGCCGATCTGTAAATTTATGTTGTTCGGCATTATCCTCCTTATTATTTGCTTGCAGTTTTGTAACTTCAGCTTCTGCTTCTTCTAATAAACGCCGGCGTTCATCATCAGATAATCCAAATTCATTTTCTTCTGAATCTTTATTAGTTGCTGATACTAATCTTTGTACAACTGCTGCTAATTTTACCAAAGCATCATCATTTTTTACAGATACTTCTAGATAATCCTTTATCATAGGCACTAATACAGTAGCATCCCCAGTATTTTTAATCAATGGCTGTAGTTCTTTGATTAGACCATCAATTTGTCTAGATTTCTTTTTTGAATTATGATATATATCACGCATTAAATCAGAAAAATTCGTACCATTAAATAATTCAAATTCTGTACTCATGAGAATCCTTTTATATAAATATTAAAGCTGAGTTGAATCGACTAGTCGTCCATTTAATCGATATACAGAATACATTTTTGCATAATCACGTTTCATTATATTAAGTACCTTTGTAATATTTTGAGTCTTAAGTCCGGTACGCTCTCGAATTAATATATATAACGCCTTTTTATTGAAATTTTCTATATTGTCCCGTATTCTAAATAATTCTAAAATAGTATCTGCTACTATAATATCACGTTTATTAACAAAAATAGTATTAATATGAGTATCATACCAATTAACCCATAGATTAGTAAAATCACGTAACGATTCTTGATGATCGTTTAATGCTAATTCTGCGCTTACATTTCGATTTGCATCTATTTCTGTAGTATCGGTCCTTAATTTCATTTTAGCATAATTTGCGTTATTTTGTATAATAAGATAATTTTTAGCAACAATAGAAAAATATGAAAAAGCCTTTCCTTTACCTTCTTGATATTTTCCAATTTTTTCTGTTAAAAATGCAACAACTTCTGCTTTAATATCTTCATATGGAACGTCAAAATATGAAAATCGAAATGTATGATAAATATTTTCTACTAATTTATTAAAAGGATAATTAATATGTTCTCGAAAAACTTTATTACGTTTAGCATAACTTGGTTCAAAATTATATGCAATGATTGCTTGATCTGTTATATATGTAAAATACATATTTTTAGTAGGTTTTCTACCTCTTCGTTTTTTAGGGCCATTGGTTTCGATTTCTGCTAACTCTTCTGCTAACCATTTGTAAAATTTATCTACCTGACTTAAGTCTTCCATTAAAATCCTTTATTAAGTTCATCTATTATATCACGTAATTCTGTAAATACAAATCCAGTTTCGTCATCTGCTTCAAATGATCCTAATCTATCAATTTGCTTTAATTTAGAATTAGATTCATTCATACGAGATTTTAATGTATTAAAAAATTGATAATATTCTGTATTAGAATTTTCTAATTCATCGATATATTCTTCGAATGCTTCTTGTTTACGCATTTGATTAAAATTTATTAATAAAGAAATAAATAATATTGCTGATAATATTATAATTGTTATCATATTAATCTCCAAATAATTCATTAAACATTTTATTAGCATTAATTTGCGTCTGCGGGCTAGTTATTTTCTTTTTAGGTGCATTAGCGGTAATAGGTTTATTATTATTCCAATGTTCATATTCTATTCTAGCAGCCATCGAATCAGCTTGATGCATTACATATCCTAAATTTGTTTTTAGTTTAGAATCTGCATTCCTAGATATAAAATAAGCTTTATTTGTTTCGTCATATAATCCATCTGTTAGTTTAATACCTAACATTTCATTCCAAGTAACGCTAATACCATAATGACCTAATAACCATAAAGATAAATCATTTACTAATGTAAACGGGTTATTAGGATTAATTTTATATTCTTTACCTTGATTTTTACGATGCCATTCTGAATCATTTCTTTGATATATTTCATTACCTTCACCAGGAAATCCCATTTTACCAATATCATGATTTAATGCAGTAAACATTAATTCTTCTCTAGTATAACCTGACATATCACCCTCCATACGTGTCCATAATGCATGTACTTCTTGAGCACATTTAATTACTCTTAACACATGCTCTACATATCCACCCGGAAAAGCATTATGATAATGATTGAAAGATGAAGCCGGTGCCATAGCCATACGATCTTCTAAATCAGTATACATTGCTAATAATTTAGCTTTACGCTCTCCGGTAAATTCTGTTTTGATGATGTTTAGTAACTCATCCCAATTTTGTGCTATTTGGTCAGCTGTTAATTTCATATTATTTCATCTATTACGTTAAATTCTTTTAATTGTTCTGCTGTTAAATATAAATCTGATTTCATATTATCTTTCCACCATGACTGATCTTTATTTGTTTTATCTGCTAATATATCATATATAGTTTTTTCTATATTTTTGACATTATCTAAGTACGCTGATATATCGCTCATTTTACCTCCTAAAAAGCTAGACGATTGATGAAACATTACAGTTGATCGTTTACTCATCATCCTAGAACCAGTACCACATGCTAATATAATAGCAGCAGCGGAAAAAGCTCTACCTCTGCAAATTGTATTTACTTTAACATCTAACGATTCAATGTAATCGATAATACCTAACATTTCATGTACGTCTCCTCCGGGAGAATTTATCATTAAATTAACAGGTGCTGTTTTATCTTCTCGATTCTGTAATAAACTTCGCATGCGAATAATTAAATCTGTTAATGTACTATCTGTTATATCATCATTAAGAAATATTATTGAATCGTTATAATCAACTAATGTTGCTAATTGATTATGCAATGCTTCATACAATGAGCCATTATCATTCTTTTCTTCTTGTTCAACCGGCTGTGGCGCCTTTTCGTCGTATATACTCATCTATTACCTTTTATTAATTTATTAAATATAAAGAATTTTTCTCGTAGATCAAAAGATTATCTAATCTTTTTCAATTGGCGTTCTAATTTTTTCAATTGTGATTGACCCAATTTAATATCCTTTTTAAACTGTGCCTTCTTTACATCACCTCTTACCATAGCCATTTGTTCTAATATAGCCTGCTTAAGAGTAGCCTTCTCTCCTTTAGATAATTTTCGTTTTGTAGATTTAGGCTCTATTTTAGTAACAGATTTAGTACCTTTCAATTTTTTCTGTTCTACTCCTTTATGAAATACATTACCATCTTTATCAACAAATTCTTTCATAAATTGCCATCCTCGAGGACGTCCTTTAGATACATATCCTTTACGCATTTCAGGCGGCGGTACTGTCTTACCAGTACATTTAGAACATAATACTGCAGTTGTTTTTTCAGTAACCTGGACCCATTGTTTACATCGTTTAAGATCTTTTAAATGTCCCCATGCGAAATAAGATTCATCTACAATACTATTTCTACAAATCATTTCTCGTTGATTATCTCGAGTGCGAGATTTAAATTCATGCGTAACTTTTTTCTTTCTAGCCATAATTTATTTATTTATTAATACCAATAACCATTACCTCTGTTACTAGGTCTTTTATTTGTTTTTTCTTCATATATATCTGAATCAATTGAACTCGTATAATGTAATTTATTATTTCCGTTTTGACCGATTATATCCATACGTTTATTTTCTTGCAACTCAGCTTGACTTTGAGAGACCCTCATTTTAAGAGCCTGAAATTCTTTTTCTTTATCAGATGTAATATGTTCTTCATCTTTAAGTGAATATGAAACACCCCATTCTGCTCCTTCAGGTAAACTGCCTTCTACTCGTCGTTCTAATTCATGGTTACGTGATTTAAAATAATCACCTGCTTTATTTTCTGGCCGTAGTTGATTAAATGCAAAATTAGCTGCTATTACCATAGATATAGCCAATGGATCAAATACAAATATAATTAATAACAAAAACCAATTAATAATTTTATCCATTTCTACATCTAATAAATTAGATAAATACATTAAAGGTCCTAATTCTCTAGCCGTATCATTCCCTATTTGTTGTTCTAATATTTTTACATCTAAATTAGCAATAGAATCTGTCACTGCATTTAAATTAGTTTTTGCTTCTAGTAATTGTGATTGTAATAATTTACGTTGACGTGAAGAAGTTGTAGTAACAAGTTGACCAGTTTCCTTATCTACATACTGTATTGTAGTTGGATTACTCAATGCCTCTGTCCAGGTTATTACAGATTCTTTTAAATCATTTCGCTGTTCTTCAAATCGAGTTCTTTTTTGATCTATTATTGCTACTCGTTTATCTAGATAATTTGATTCATTTGCTGTTTCTTGATATGCACCAGATAAATAGCCGTATATACCACCCGATGTTATAATCATTAATATGAATACAGATATAGAAAGATATATTCGTAATACTTTATTTATACTATTCCAATATTGATATAATAAAGATGCTACAACTAGTTTTGCAAATTCTAAAGAACTAGCCATTATGATTACTTGTGTACTAGCACCTGCAAACAGTTTACTTAGACCAAATACTGAATAAAATGCTGCGGAGGCAGAAACCGCTAAAGCAGATAATGCTATAACAATTGGAAGTAATTGCCGTTTCATATTAACTAGCTGTTACACGATCTGACACAAACTTTAATTTTCGACGGATAGTACTAAAGCGACGTTGAGCCTCGGTTGGATCTATTTTTAATCCACGATCGACGCTTTGCTGTATAATCATTAACATATTATCAGCTTCATCTAATTGTCTTAATACATTTTCTCTATCTTTCATAGTAAAACCTTTTTCTTATTATATTGATAAATATCGCGGTAACCTAAAACCGCCAATTCTTTTGCCTTTGCTTCTACAACAATATCTAAATCCATATCATATGTACGAATTTCATCTTTGATATAATTGGAATGAGCTTGTATAC